TGGACCTTGCGAAAATAAAGCAAAATCTTCTTGAGGGGAAACATGAACCCTATCCTTCACAGAGTGAGGAACTAGAGTTTTTAGAGAAGCTCCGCGTTCTTGGGGTCGTCTAGACTTGTTCGGTGGCTTGTATCGCTCACCGGGACCAAGTTCGCGGGGTTCATAGGTTTTGGGAGGTGTGATTACCGGTTTTGGTTTGGGTTCTTTGTTTACAATGACTTGTTCCTCGGTTTCCTTTTCCTGTGAAGAGGCTGAAATAATTGTTTGAATCTTTTTCCACGTTTCCTCATCAAGTTCTCCGCCACCCAATTCATCTTCGCGGAACCCGTAAGAAAGGTAGATCGCCATGCGTTCTTCAAATGTCTTTCCTTCGAGTTCCACTATGAGCTGCTGACATTGTTTATTTGTTATGACATGGTGTTTATGCAAAGCCATTCCACACCCTTCCACCGGACAAGGTGGATAGTAGCGTCGCGCATTGGTTTCACAACGCTTGTGACAAAATTCGTCTCGGTCACTCAAGTGGACATCAAGTTTATTAATTATAATTCTATTACATATTGAACATTTTGTAAATGGGACGAGGTTTAGGCGACACTCGTGATGAACGTGATGACCGCAACGGACGTTGACTTTGCAGACAAATGAAATATCTTCACCGCAGATGCTACACTCAGACATCTTTCTAATCCCGCAATACGTCTCTTCTTTAACGCTTCATCACAGTGCCACACATCCTGCAGGTGATGAATATGGTCATCGGCTCGTCTGCAGATCGTGTCTGCTTCTCCACGTAGGTGGTCTTCATGGACTTGCACTTGCCGCACTTGAACATTCCGTCCTCGTATTCTTCTGGCTTCTTCTCGACCACCTCCTTCTTGGGTTCATGATACCAAAGATCCCATATCTCCTTGGTATCGAAGGTGTTTGGCTTGAGTTCGCCGTTCTTGATCCTGTCCAAAAACTTGGACTTGTCGTTGTTGCGAATTGCGTAGATCAATGATCGCATCCGACTCGCGTAGAGGCGCTTGAACTCTGGATTCTTCCAGTTTGCTCGCGTGTCGTTCTCGCTGATGATCGTGGCGTTTTTGAAAGGCTTCGGCACCTCTACCATGTAGTCGCTCAGGTTCGATGAAATGTGTTCTGAGATTTTGGCGTGCTCAGTTTTGAGATCGTCGTTCGCATGTTTCTTGTCTAGCACCGATGCCCTTTCTGCACGCGTCCAGCACTCATTGGAGTTGATGAAGATGTCTCGCTGTATCTGGACCAGCTTGGTCATCGTGTCCCTGCGAACTTGTGTGAGTTTCTCGCGTATCTTGACCATCTTGTCGAGACGACGCATATTCAGAAGGTGTAAAAGCCTCTTGAGGATGCGCTTCCTCTTGGGGATGTCAGGAAGGTCGAGGTATTCTTCTTCCTGGCCGATGAAGACCTTGGGCTTGAAGGAAGGTCGACGAATGAAGTAGCGTTCAAGTTTTTGGTTGATCATGGACAGACCCTTCATCTCATTTTCCATCTCTTCGATGTCTTTCTTGACCAAAGTGAGAAGCCGTTTGAGTCGTGCCTGATCCAGAAGTCTTTTGCTGACCTTTTTGATGGGTGGAGTAAAGGTTTCACCAACCATCTTGTTCTGGATCTCCAAAAGACGTTCCTGCTTCTCCACCAGTGGTGTCTTGCGCTTGACCACTCCGCTGTCGGTAACATCGAAAATGTAGTTCCTCTTGGCGAGATACTCCGTCCAAACCTTTGAGTTGAATTTTTGTAGCTCCTTTTGGTTTTCGTTCGCGTCGCCGGGTTTCATTTGCTTGATGCACCAGTTCTTGGCGCCCTTGCTGAGATGAGTGGCCAGTGCGTCTGCCTTGGTCTCGCTCACCAACCCAGAGTCAATGAGTGCGGTCGTCGCAAGCGCGATGGATTTGGTCTCCATTGTGTCGGATGTCCATTCGGACATCGTCCTGTCCCTGAATAATTATTTCAACTTCTTCACCTGGAGGGCTTGGGAGTTCCTATTGCGCCTGACTTCATTGGGATCCTGACCAGGTTTGGTGGCGCCTCCTGCCTTTTTATAGGTCTTCTGATGGAGGCTCCAGAATTGTTGAGATCCCACTCGGAAGTTCTGATGGATCTTGGCCTTGTACCAGAACACACAGTCCTCGATTCGGTTTGACTTGGACGTATTGTCCAGCACCAAAACCTCGTAATTTTCAGTACACGCCGTCATCACCTGATTGAACATATCGAAATTTGGGAAGATTCCGAAGAATGCCTTGTACAACTTTTCTCTGTTCTGGATGACATTTTCTCGCGCGATGAACACATAGTCCACATTGGCACGAAGATCTGGACTGAGGTCCATGCAGTACTGCATGGTCAGCATGAAAAAGATCTTCCAGTGGCGACCGTTCATGAAGCACTGGCGAATGCAAGAGTCTTTTAGAAATCGTCGGTCGTACATGCAATCGTCCATGAGTATGAAGGCTCCGATGTCCCTGGACGTCAGTTCCTTCTTTCCTGGTGGCGGTTTCATGTTCACCATCTTCCTCTGCCTGTCGATGACCCTCTCTATGATGTCCTTGTCATATTCACCATAGATGAACAAGTCCGGAATGAACTGCTGATACCAGTGATTGCCTTCCTCGGTCGCCGACATCACCACGCCCGCAGGGAGGTGCTTTTTATGATAGAGAATATCTGTCACCAAGGTTGACTTTCCTGTGCCACGCTTGCCAATAAACACACATACCTTATCGTCGCCCATTGAAGCGGGGTTGAATTTTTTGAGTTGAATGTTCATATCTAATAGTCGTATGTATTTTTTGAAATCTTTTTTTGACACATCATAATAGTATGCGGCTTGCCGTCACAGGATACCAAGACACCTTTTTGACCGGAGATCCACAACAAAGTTTCTATCAAAAGGTGTTTACGAAACGCGCCGGATACACGACCGAGAACCTTCGTCTGGCTTTTAATTCCGATATCCGTTTTGGAGGGTCGAGTATTTGTACGATAGACAATGACACGTGCGATATCATAACGGGTTTCTTTCTGAATTTTAGTTATGCAAACACTCAGTCAGTCCCACAGGATGCTGCGCATGCCTTAATAGAACGCGCGGAGCTTCTGGTAGGAGGACAGACGATCGTGAGTCTGACCGGTGAATACATGGCGATTATGTCTGATCTTACGGATTCACAAAGAACAAGAGCCAATAACGATACCATCCTGAAACGCAACGTGTCACCCACGAGTTATGGAACAGCGTCTTCAGCGACACAGTTTTTGGTAGAACTGCCATTCTTTGGTAGGGGTTATGCAAATGCTTTCCCTCTTCTGGCTTTGAACAGACACACCATCGAAGTTAGGATAACATTTAGAACGCAAGCGGAATTGGGGAGCCTCCCGACACCGGATGTTGTACTTGATCTACAGGCCATCTATCTGAACGAAGAACACCGCCAGTTCTTTCTTGGAAAACAATTGGACTATGTTATACAACAAACACAACTTGCTCGAGTCACCGTGAGGGATCTCGAACAGATACGTTTCAAAACCGAAATCGAAAATCCCGTCAAGGAATACATCTTAGTTGTGCAAAATGACTCGGGGACTGATGGTGTTTTTGATTATTCTTCACATAAAAGCGCCACATACACAAGCTATCTAAATGACCAGGTGATCCGATGGCGTTTATTCCTGAATGGTCAAGTTTATTTTGACCTAGACCAAATGTCCATGAGAGCCATTCAACCCTATGAATACTACATTCAAACACCAAGTTACAAGGTAAATATATTTAACGTGGGCGAAGGAACCGTCAACATGAGCCGAATTTCCAGTCAGATTTTCGAACTAACGCTGGTCAATAATAGCATATCGCGTAAAGCAAGACTCTACGCGGTAAACTTTAACGTCTTCCGCTGCCAAGGCGGACTCGGTGGAACATTATTCGTCTAATCAAGCTTGATCTCGCGACGCTTCTTGTCCGAGGTTCGCATCTTGAAGAACAATCGAAGAACGCCATCCACGTAACTCGCCTTGTAACCCTCATCCGATACATCCACGTAACTGGGCAGATCGAATGAGGCACTTCGGTTCTCACCGTAACCGATGGTCACCTCGTGGTCGTCCGAAGAAAGCATGATATGAATGTTGTCCTTACCCACCCCAGGGAGATGCATCTCGATTTCGAACCCTTCATCTGTGGTGTGGGTACGCTTGTATAGATATCTGTCAGCCATTTTAGTATTAAATTGCTTCTCCATGTTGGGAAGCTCGTTCAGAACCTTGGACGTCGTGTCCAGAAGGTCATAAAGATCGCCATGCCGAAGAAAAGGTAAAAAAGCCATTGTACTTTATCTTGGAATCTTTTCTTTAATTATTTTCCACTCCTCCCAGTTGGGGGATCGGGTGTCCGCCACGCAGACCTCAGCGATCAAGCGCATCGGTGTGGGATACACTGAATACACTTTGGCGTATGGAAAAAATGAATACAAGTGACTCAGGTGAGGCGTGTGCTTGATGTCCAGATCCTCTACTTCACACTCCCATCCAAGTGAATGCAGTGGATCGACCTCATACTGCTTTCCAATCTTTCCGTATTGTTTGAAATCCACGACATTGTATAGTCTCCCGAGGTTGTCTGGATCAGGAACGGTCGCGTGATTGGTCGAGATGGTGATGTGTGGGATGTGCCTGAACTTGTAGACCTTGGTCAGAAGACGATGATTCAGTGGCACCAGCCAGACAGAATAACCATACATTACTATATATGCAGGATCTTTCTTTAAGCCAGAAGGTGGGTGTGGCCATTGCCATCGCTCCGACCGTATTGATATTTGGACCTATTCCGATCATCCTGGCTTCAGGAGATTTCTTCATGCGTCAAATAATTAAACATAAAGTCCAAGATAACAGTGTGAAGTTCAAGCCCAGGTAGCCTCTTAGGAGTGGATTGCCTGGGTGATTTCACATTGTTCTCCGGTAGCTCAGTTGGATAGAAGCGTGGGACTGTTAATCCCAAGGTCGTGGGTTCAAGCCCCACCCAGAGAATTTTTTATTATTTTTTAAAATTATTATTACTATGATTCTAAAAAGTAAGACTTAAATGTAACCCGCGAACCACATTTCTGTAGAACCAGATTTCTTTAATTACTTGTCAACAAAGTACCTGCGAGCCAGATAGAAACCGACCGCGACGATAAGACCACTGACAGCCAGTCCAGCCATGCTGCGAGATCCATCCTTGGACATAAAGTTGGGGATGTAGACAGCCAACTTCGCCTGGACCTCTGGGTAGAAGACAAGAGCGACCAAAATAGCCACAATCACAGCCTCGTACTGCTCTTTGGTGAGACCAAGAGGATACTTCTTCTCCTCGACCGCCACAGGCTTGACAGGTTCGGGTGTGGGTGTGGGTGGCATCTGTTGAACCTGCTGGGCGGGCTGGGCCATGAGCATCTCATGGGGAGCCACGGACGCCTGAGGTGGGATCACAGTGTGCATGTCCGCTGACATGTGATTGTTCATGGGCTCCTCGTACTCGAGATCCGAGATGGGAGTGGAAAATGCCATACTGCTCATCTGCATCGGTTTATCTTGCTGTTGAGCGTCATTATTTTTTCGCTCCAAAGCTGATCTTTGTGCCTCGTAGCCAGTATCCCTCTCGGTCTGAGAACCCGGTTTGGGAACATTGAGACCTGTTCCGGCGCCGGTGTCGGGGATAGATGGATTGTAGGTTAGTGGTGTCCCACCCCCTCCACTGTTATTCAAATCGTACATTTCCATTTCTATTAATGAAAAACAATCATTTGAGACGACACTGACGCATCTTTTCCAGTGCACGCTGCTTCTGCCATGTCACCTGCGTCTCGGTGATATTCATGGCTTTTGCCACCTGAGAGACACTCATGTTGTGTATGTAAAGGCAAGCAATGACAGCCCTCTGTCCGTGGTTCAAACAAGACATGATATCGTCGACCTCTGTATATTCAGCTTCCGGCTCTGGATTGTATACCTCGGCCACCGGCAGGTAGTCCAGGGCCTTCCTGGTCTTCTGAACATACCTCGACATGTATGATCTTATCCATGGATAAGCATACGTCGACAATTTAACTCCCTTGGATGGATCGTACTTGACAATCGCGCGGTGCAGTCCCAACGTCCCCTCCTGAACAAGATCCTTCCTAGAAATACCTGGTCGCTGGTATCTGTAGGAAAGTTT